CAGTATAGAATTATACCAAAAGGCCAAGGCTATATTATTACCATGGACCAAGGCAGCGGCTTTCGCCCTTGCGGGAAGTTTGGACTATGGGACGAACCCTTTATTTACCGTAACTTAAAACTGGCCCAAGAGAGCCTAGCTATTTTTGAGAGCCAGTGCAAAAAGTTTTAAACTATATTGACGACGTTCAAAGCGGCGCGGTCCCAGTTTGCGAGCACGTGCGTAACGCAGTTAAGCGCTACGTTACCGACAGGGCTAACGGCTGGGCTTTCTCCGAGAGCTACGCGCAGCATGCCGTAGAATTTATAGAGCAGCTCGAGCACAGTACTGGAGACTATGCGGGCAAAGCGTTTGAGCTAGAACCTTGGCAAGCGTTTATTGTTTACAACCTATTTGGCTTTCTGAATGACGACGGCAGCCGCCGCTTTACTCGCGCCTATGTAGAAGTGCCACGTAAAAATGGGAAGTCTACCTTTAGCTCTGCCATTATGCTTTATGGGCTTATTGCCGACGACGAGCCAGCAGCACAGGTTTACAGCGCGGCTACAAAGTTGGACCAAGCTATGATGGTATTTGGGGAGAGCGTCCGCGTTTGCCAGAACTTACCATGGCTTAATGAGTCGCTAACAGTTAACAACTCAGTTAACAACAGGCGCATAGTTTACGGCCAGAGTTTATATAAGCCGCTAGAATGGAACCCAAACAAACAGGACGGACTTAATACTCACTTCGCTTGTATTGACGAATACCACGCGCACCCAAACGACGAGCTGTATAATGTAATTAGAAACTCTATGGGGGCTAGACGCCAGCCGCTTTTATTTACCATTACGACAGCTGGCTTTAATCGTGAGGCGCCCTGCTATAAGCACCGCCAATATTGTGCAGCCGTTTTAAACGGGGGTATAAAAGACGACGCCCTTTTTTCTGTTATTTATACTTTGGACGAAGGCGACGACTGGACCGACTCGAAGACATGGGCCAAAGCTAACCCTAACTGGGGTATTTCTGTATACCCGCGCCAGCTAGAGCAAGCGCTTACCGAGGCCAAAGAGTTTGTCCATAAAGAAGTAGAGTTTAAAACTAAGTTACTAAATGTTTGGACTGACACTGCACAGACTTGGATTAATGACAGCGTCTGGAATGAGTGCAGTCAAGACGACGAGCTAGACGGCGAGGCCTGCTACGGTGGCTTGGACTTAGCAAGCACGGGCGACTTTTGCGCGTTCAGTTTGTACTTTCCAAACTTGCATGCTGTGCGTACTTACTACTGGCTACCAGCAGAGGCGGCCTACAAACGCAAAGACGCTGCGGGCCAGTCTATTCGCCAGTGGGCAGCTGACGGCTTTATAGAATTAACTGAGGGTAACGTTACAGACTACTCTTTTATTAAGGCTCGAATAATACAACTGGCCGAGCGCTACGACATTCAAGACATAGCTTTTGACCGCTTTAACTCTTCGCAGTTAGTTATTGAATTACAAAACGAAGGGCTAAGCCTCTACCCGTTTGGACAGGGTTTTGTCTCTATGAGCGCCCCGACTAAAGAGCTAGAGCGACTGGTTAAGGACAGAGTGCTAAGACATGGTGGCAACCCAGTGACCCGCTGGATGATGGGCAATGTATTACTGGCAACGGACCCAGCAGGCAATATTAAAATAAACAAGGCTAAGAGCGGCGACAAAGTCGACGGCCCCGTAAGCATTGTAATGGCGTTAGGCACTTGCATGCAGGAGGCTGCAAAAGGCGCCCCTTCTGATTTTTGGTTTGTAAGCTTATGAAATTTTTAGACGATTATATGCAAGAGTATTATAACAACTTGCCCAAGTACAGGACCTACGAGGACGCCTACAACGCGACAGAGGAAAAGTATTTTGGCAAGTTTGGAGTAAGGCGCTATAAAAATTACGACGTATTTCGCGCAGCACTTAGCCGTTGGCTTTCCCAAGGCAGGAATAAATAACAATGTTAACACAACAAATTTAAGCCCGTTGTAATTTGCGCCCAATGAATTTAAAATTCTGGCAGCCTAGAAAAGAAAAGCGAAGCGGTTTGTCTCAGCCTGCGGACTGGTTTATTAATACCTTAAACAATGTTTTCGGTTACCAGACTAAAAGCGGCCAAGCTGTTAACGACAGAACGGCTTTAAGTATAGCCAGCGTGCACGCGTGCGTTAGGGTTATTGCTGACGGTATAGCGGGCTTGTCTTTGAAACTTTACAAGGACGACGGCACCAATAGAGAACAGGTTACTATTCACTACGCTACGGCGCTAGTAAACGAGCCTAACGCTTACCAAACTAAATACGACTTTACTAAGTACATGGTGAGCCACTTGGCGCTTAAGGGTAACGCCTACGCGTTTATTAACAGAGACGGCCGTTACCTTGGTATTGAGTTACACCCTATTGCGCCAGACTACGTTACGCCAGTAATGCAGGACGGGCAACTGTTCTACAAAATTAACTTAAAAGGCTTTCCTAATATTGTGCCAGCTGCCGACATGCTGCACTTTAAAGGGCTTTGTGGCGATGACCCACTAGTAGGGCTTTCTCCTATTGTGGTGCACGCTGAAACTTTAGGTATTGACTTGGCAGCAATTAGCCAGAGCGCGGGCGTTTATAAAAACGGAGTGCTTAAGTTTTTGCTTACCAGTGACGCACAAATTAAGCCAGAGCAAGCGGTACCTTTAAAGAAAAGTTTAGACGACGTTATAGACGGGGCGAGCCGTTCTACTGTTTTGCCGAATGGTATTAAAATGGAGAAGCTCAGCCTTAGCCCAGAGGAGGCGCAGTATTTGGAAACCCGCAAATTTTCGGCTGAAGAAATCGCCCGTATTTTCGGGGTGCCCGCTTCTATGATTGGCGCTAAAGACGGTATTAAGTCTAGCGTCGAGCAAGAGTACCAAGACTTTTACGCCCGTACCTTGGCGTCTTATGCTATTAACATAGAGCAGGAACTTGCCCGCAAGCTGTTAACAGAGAATGACAAACTAACCTATTACTTTAAATTTAACTTTAACTCACTATTGAGGGCCTCCGCCAATGAGCGCGCAGACTATTATAATAAAGGCATCCGTGGCGGCTGGCTCTCGCGTAATGAAGCCCGCATGTTTGAGGACGCTAACGGCTTTGACGGTGGCGACGAGTACCTAATAGAAAGTAACTTAATGCCTTCTAGTAAAATTAACGAATACATGGACGCCAAAATAGCGCAGCTTATGAGCACCGCCGACAAAAACAATAACCCAGAGGGCACTAATAATACAGAAGTAATCTAATGAAACAAGAGAAGCGAACCTTTACAGGCACCGTAATAGCAAGAGCAGACGGTGAGAACATGCCTAAAGAAATTGGCGGAATTGCTGCTGTTATTAACTCAGTGACCGACTTAGGTTATTTCGAGGAAGTTATAAACGCTGGGGCTTTTGACTATGCTTTAAGTAAAGAGTATGACATTCGCTGCTTGTTTAACCACGAGGCCGAGTTAATACTAGGCCGCACCAAAGCAGACACCTGCAAAGTGTTTGTAAATGCTGACGGCAATTTAGAGTATACTTGGGTACCCGACTATGAGAACCCTACCCATATGAGCGTTGTGCGTTCTATCATGCGCGGCGACATTACGCAGAGCAGCTTTGCCTTTACTATTAAAGAGCAGTCTTGGACTACCTCGGAAAAGTACGGCAATATGGGCAAGCGAGTTATTACTGTAATCGAGGACCTATACGACGTTAGCCCAGTAACTTACCCCGCTTATGCTGACACTGAAGCGGACGCTCGCAGCATTGCAGCTATGCGCGACGAAGAGCAAGAAATAGAAGCGGCTAAGAGAAGCCAAGCCTCTGCCGATGTTTTGCGCTTGGCCTTATTACGTTACGAAAACTTATAAAACAAAAAACAAAAACCATGAATAAAATTAAAGCATTGAAAGAAGAGCGCGGCCGCCTGTTGGGCGAGTTGTCTACTCTGCAAACTGTGATTGAAAAAGAGGCTCGCTCTATGGCTGACTCTGAAACTAACCGCTTGGCTGAAATCGAGGCTCGCCTTGGTGCTATTAAGGCTGAAGTTGAAACTCTTGAGAAGTTGCAAAACTTGGCAGCTCAAGCCGCTGGCCACGTTGCTAGCCGCAGCGAGGAAAAAGAAAAGTCAGAAATGGCTAAAGAGTATAGCTTTAAGCGCGCTATTGAAATGGCCGTTACTGGACGCCGCGAAGGTGTTGAGGGCGAATTTTCAAAAATTGGTGGCGACGAGTTCCAGCGCTCAGGAGTTTCTGTTTCTGCTCATTCAATTAAAATCCCTTCTGAAGTTTTCAAACGTGACATGTCAGTTACTGGCGGAACTTCTGGCTCTGAAGGTGGCGTTAACGTTCAGACTAACGTAGGCTCTATTATTGACGTATTGTTGCCTAAGACTGTTTTGCGCGGTTTGGGTGTACAGCAGTTGTCTGGCTTGGTGGGTAACTTGGACATGCCAACAGCTTCAACTGTACCTAGCGCTGGATGGAATACTGAAAACGGTTCAGCTACTGAAAAGAGCCCCGCTTTCTCTAAGGTAACCTTTAGCCCTAAGCGTTTGGCCGCTTACATTCAAGTTTCAAATCAGTTGTTGTTGCAGTCTAGCAACTCTATTGACGCTTACGTGCGTAACTGGTTGCTTAATGCAATGGCTCAATCTTTGGAAACTGCTGCTATTAAAGGCGGAGGTTCTAACGAGCCTGTGGGTATTATTGCTAATAGCGCGGTTAACGTAACTTTTGCTGGTGGTGCAAGTTCTAACAGCACTAACGCTAACGGAATTGCGCCAGTATGGGCCGACGTTGTTAACTTGATGAAGGCCGTAGAAAATGCTAACGGTGAGGGCGTTGCTTACTTGACTAACCCTAAAGTAAAAGCCGCTTTGCAAACCATTCCTAGACAGTCTTCTGGCGTTGAAGGTAACTTTATTTGGCCTGCTGGCGGTATGGACTTGAACGGCTACCCTGTAGCTACTTCAACTTTGGTGCCTTCTAACTTGTCTAAAGGTACTTCTAGCACCTTGTCTGCTATGATTTTTGGCGACTTCTCGAAGATGGCGATTGCCTCTTTTGGCGGATTAGAACTCACAGTAGACCCATATTCTGGCGCTACTGCTGGCTTGACTAACGTTGTGCTTAACGCTTACATGGATTGCAACTTGTTGCAGCCTACTGCTTTCGCAGTTTGTAAGGACATCGTAGCCTAATAGCTTGACCGCTTGGGGTCGTAAAAGTTCCAAGTGCTAAGGGCCGTCTTGACTGCACGGCCCTTGGGCTAAATGAAGATTAAGTTTATTGCAAACCCAACAGGAAAATTCAACCTCAGCTATAACGCTGGAGACGAGGCTATTATGGAAACTAAGCAGGCTATGCTTTTAATAGAGGCTGGAATGGCAGAAGAAATTTTAGCGCTTACCCCTAGCAAGACTAGCAAAAAAGTAAAACCAGTAAACCCAGAAACTGAGCTAGACGCTGAGTAAAAACTATGTTAGTCTCAAGACATTATACCGCCTACACAAACGCAGCCACAGACTACTTAAGTTTGGCCGACGCTAAGACTCATTTAAGAGTTACCGCTAGCTCGGACGACTCTTATATAAGTGGGCTTATTGCTATGGCTATTGAGGCTTGCAGTAATTACTTAGGCTACTCAATTAGAAAGGCTACGGCACGCTATGGCTTCGACGGCTTTACAGGCCAGCCAGCTTTAGTTAACCCTCTTAACGGTACCAACATACCAAGCGGCAATTACTTGCGTTTAAATACGCGCTGTTTAGCTGTTGGTGGTGTGTACTATGTTAACGAGTCTAACGTGGTGACTGCTTACGACGCGGCCGACTGGATAGCGAGCCCAGAGCCAATGGGTTTATTTAGCCGCAACGTATTTATAGAAACCGCACCAACGCAAGTAACTGACGACAGTATAAAATATATTGTTGAAATTACAGAGGGCTTTAACCCAGTTGGCACTAGCAGCGTAGAGCCAGACACTATTTTTCCAGCGACTATTAAGCACGCTGCGCTTTTGTTGGTGGCTCAATACTACGACAATAGGCAGGCAATTATTACGGGCACTATTTCTAGCGAAATGAGCTACGGGTTTCATTACTTGTTAGACGCTTATAAAATACAAATACTAGTATAATGAACGCGGGCTTAATGGACGTGCTAGTAAGTTTGCAAAGCTACACGGAAACAATAGACACCAATACAGGGGAGAAGCTGCAAACTTGGACCGAGTACGCTACGGCATGGGCCCAGCGCGTAGAACAGGAAAGCGGCACAGAGAATGTAAACGCGGACCGCAGAGAACATAAACAAATTGTGTTTTATACTATTCGCTATAATTCTGCCGTAGGTGTTAAGCATAGAGTAGTAGACGACAGCGGCACGCATAACATTGTTAACATAGCCAATTTACAGCGCAACTTATATTTGAAATTGCAAACCGAATTAACCCAATAATGGCAAAAGAGCAGTTAGAAAATATGGCCGAAGTATTACAGTCTTTGCATGCTATGGGGGTAGAAATTAAAAGCCCCAAGTTACAGGACGTCATACAAAAAAACAGCGAGCCAATTATAGCGACTGCTAAAAGTTTGGTGCCTTCTGACACTGGGGACTTGCGCGACTCTATTGGGTTTATTAAAAGCAAAGACAGCAGCAACCTAGACAAAGCTTTAATAGGCTTGCGTAAAGAGTACTATAATAGTTATTTGGGGGCCATGTTTGAATATGGAACCGTAGCGCGTATACAGTCAAGTACTGGCCGCTATACTGGTAACATTGCACCAGTTCGCTTTATGCA